GCCGGCAAACGCAAGAAGCACATCCGTTGCCGACTGGTCGGGGGAAAGGTGGAATTGAGGCCCCAGACCCCGTTTTCTGGGGCTTCTGTGCCTGATTCTGTATGTTCGGTAGCGGCGTCAATGTCTTGACGTGATCGCGGTACTCTAAGGAAATGTCCCCCGGAAGCTGAATGCGGGTGGGATTCCGCTTGAAGCGGCCAAGTGTGCAGTCCAGCCAGTTCGTGCGGTCCACCGTCGCCATTGGCGCTCCGGTGTCTTCCTCCGTAACCGTGATTTCCTTGGCAGTCTGGCCGCGCCGGTATCGGCACAACCAGACGTAGCCATGAAACTTCCGCGCGAAACGTCGGGCGTCATTGATGTTCGGGTCAGCGTCGATCACGCAAGCCAGGATTTGCCACTCCCGCATCAACTGGCCGAGGTAGTTGAAATCGTCCTCGCGGAACTTGCCGTACCAAAGCAGCTTGCCGATGGCGGCCAGGTTGATGTCAACCCGCCGGTCGCCGTCGAAGAACCACTCTACCACGGAAATGTATCCCGTCTTGCCCTGGTCAACGCCCATTGTCACGCAGCGCGTGCCGCCGACTGCCGGCCGCAGATCGTGAATGGTGTACTTCCGCAGGGCGTTGTCCAGCATCGCGTCCGTGACCTGGGCGTTCTCACCAAGAAAGGGCAGACCCAGCTTCGAGTTGTGCATCTCCTTGTTGGCCGCCTCGTCGCCTTGCCCGCGATGGTAGGCAATGACGATCTCGCCGGGCGAGACCGTGGACGAGTAGAACTGGTTGGCATAAAAGCCGCGGATTTCGTTGGGGTCCGCTTGGGGGTTCGTTGCACGCCAGATGCCGCCAGCCAGAAACTCCGTCTTCTGCTTGTGCTCCAGCTTGTGCTTACACTCCTTGCACTTGATGAACGAATCCTGGCAGCGGGGATCACTGACCGTCTCGCCAGCGATCTCGATGCAATCCGGCCAGACCAATTCCGTCCACCGACTGCAATGCGGACAACGGAAGAAGTAGTGCTCTTGCGTGCTGGAAAGGAACAGCTTGTGGATGCCGTACTTGGGCACGGTCGGAGTAGAGATCGCAACAACATGCTTCTCGACCTGGCCGGACAGACGCTCCAAGGCCAACCAGATGGCCTTGGTGTCCATCTCGTCCAACTCGTCCAGGACCAGTTCCGAGACCGGAATGGACTTCAGGTTGGAGTCACCGCGACTTCCACGGATGTAAAGGACATTGGTGCCCGTGGACTTGAGGCCCACGGTATTGGTGTCCACGAAAAGTTGCTTGAGGTAAGGGCTGAGCTTTAGCGCGGTGGCGAAGCGAGCCTTAGAAAAGTCGCTCGCATTCAACGTCGTCGGAAGCACGTACAGCACGTCGCGCTTCAACTGGTCGAGCGTGTAGAACGCCCGGTTGATCCCCACTTCCGTGATACCCAACTGGGCCGCCTTCATCGCCACGGTGAAGGCCGCCTTGCTGTTGTGAATCTCGCGGCACCAGGGGTGATGAAGGAAGCTGTAAGGACCAGGGAAGGGTGAACCCATCACCCTGCGATTCTCAGCCCATCGGCTGCACGACCGCAACGACGAATTCCTAAAGCCGACCGTGAGGCCCTGTTGAAAGGCATCCCAAAGGTCGCCGTGGGTATCCCGTCGTTGACCCGCCATCGTGTAGCCGCCGTTGTGTCAGAGGTTGCATTACCAGGTTCGCTTTGCGTCTCGCTCGATCGGTTTGCGTTCGTCCTGTGCAACCTCGTGTTCCTTAATTCGCCGCCGGAGCAAGCGGGGTCGTATCCACCGGGGCTGGGGAAACTGCCTGATCTGCCGGAGCAGCGGGGGTCGTGTCCGCCGGGGTCGTGTCCACCGGGGGAGCCGCCTGATCCACCGGAGCAACCGCCGGAACGGCCGAGGCCGGGGTCGTGTCTACCGGAGCGACCGGGGCCGGGGTCGTGTCTACCGGAGCGACCGGGACCGGGGCCGCGTCCACCGGAGCGGCCAAAGCAACCGCCTGGTCCGCCGGAGCGGCCGGAGTCGTGTCCGCCGGAGCAACTGCCTGGTCCGCCGGAGCGGCCGGGGTCGTGTCCGCCGGGGCAACCGCTTGGTCCACCGGAGCGGCCGGAGTCGTGTCCGCCGGAGCAACTGCCTGGTCCGCCGGAGCCGCCGGAGTCGTGTCCGCCGGGGCAACCGCTTGGTCCACCGGAGCCGCCGGAGTCGCCGGAGTCGTGTCCACCGAATCCGTGTCCACCGGAGCCTGATTGACCGACGCAATGACTTCCGCGGGTACATGCTTCTGCTTCGCCGCCACCAATAGCGACGGACCGCAGCCGTAAGGCGGCCGGCCGTTCGCTTGCAGGAAGCAGGAATACACGTCCACCTCGTCTTCGACGACGCCTTCCGGCAACGGGATGTCCACCCAACGATGGCGATCATCGACCGTCACGCTGACTTCACCCTTGGACGTAAAGAGCATGATCGACACCAACGGATAAGCACTACGCGGAACGTAGATTCGCATTGTTTTCCTCGCAGGTCTGGGCCACTTTCAACAGTTCCACCGCCACCTGACGCAAGGCAGCAGGATCACCGCCGGGCGTCCGAAGAAGCGTGTAAACGCGCATCATTTCCACGGTCATGTTGGCGGTGACGAGCGTATGATGCCAAAGCCGCTTGCCGTCTTCGAGCACAAGGGTAGACGGGGCCGGCAGCTTCGTTTTCGCCGGCTCCGGCGGGCAATTCGCACACCGTCGCTCGGCCATCGCTGCCTCCCGTCTCCACTATCAGTGGAAGATTTCATCCATCAGCCGCACGGCCTCGTCGATGCTCTGAGTCCGCACGGTTGGATGACCGCAGCGAACCACGAAGTAGACCGGAACGCTGGTGATTTGATTCTGGGAAGCCCAGTCAGGATGCTCGTCGATGTTGACGCGAATGACTTCCACGCCACGCCGCTCCAAGTCGGCTAACTTCGGCTCGCCGGCACGACAGTAGGCGCACCACTCAGCACCATAGGCAATAATCTGCGGACGGCTACACCGATGGCCTTCCTTCGGCAAAGGAGCCACGTCCACAGGCGTCACCACCGGCGTAGCCTTGGGAGCCTTCCCCCGCGGCATAGACGGTGACGGCTCGCAACCAAGAAGCAGGACCACGGCCGTAATGGCGGCCAGCGGCAGCAACACGGACTCACAGAAGGATCGGGCGCTCATACAGACCAGCCTTTCCCACTCTCGAAAACGTGAATCGTGCGGAGCACCACGGCCACAGCGTCGTCCACCGTCAAGGGACCGTTTGGCGATTGACACGGTAAGTACCTCGGCTTTCAGATGCGAGGTTTTTCCAAGGGCTCTCAAGAGGAGCCGTTGGAAAAACCCCGTTCCCCGGCCAGTTACGACACCGGCCGGGAAACGGAAAGCGAAATACCTGTCGAAGTGAGCGTGCGTGGGCAGAGGCCCGACAGGTGCGAATCGGCCCAACGAAGCGTATGACCGCTTCATCGGGCCGATGATCCGGGGATGCTGTCCCCGGATTGGCTTAGAGCTTCTGGACCGGAGGCGCGGCCGGAACCGGAGCCGAGGGTGCGACCGGAGCCGGGGGTGCGACCGGAGGCGGAGGCGCGGCCGGCAGACTGTGCGCGGCGAGCTTGGCCGAAATCAGAGCGGCTCCCTCGGCTGTAGTCAGCTTAGCGTCCAACACCGCCTCAAACGTTTCGTCCAGTTCCTTGTCGATGGCATCGTTGCCGGCCTCCACCAGCTTAGCCATATCCTGGAGACGTGCCAGGAAGTCGCTGATGTCGCCGACCACGAAGTCGTCGAGCAGTTGCGGCAGCAGCTTGAGGCCCTTCTTGCGCAGCTTGGTGGCCACCGTTTGCGCGGCCCGCTTCTTCGCCTGCAACTTCTGATTGGTGCCGAACAACCACTTGCCGACCTCGTAGCCAAGCAGCAAAGCCACCGCGACCGCCAGAACCCAAACCAACAGTACCAAGTTCATCGTTGTTTCTCCGAGTAGGTGCTGCACTGTCGTGCAGACGAAAGATCAGGTAATTCGCACACGCACACGAGTCGCAAGGTCAGCCGGCTATTTCGTCCGCGTAGCCTGGCCGTCCTTTCGCTTCCGTGCGTATCCCAGGAGCAGTCCCACGCCCGCTGCCACCCCGCAGATCGGGGCAAACAGATACCAGGGACAATCCCACTCCGCATCCACCTGATCCACCACGGGCTTGCCACCGTCGTCGATCGGTTGAGGCTGTGGCTGAGGTTGCGGCTGGGGCTCGGGTTGAGGTTTGGGCTGTTCCAGACCCTTGAGGCGATTGTCCACGCCCCGTCGCCACGGCAGTAATCGCTGGGCGTCATTGACGGCCCCTGCCAGGGCACCATTGAGCCCGGCCGCCGTTAGAGGAAGATTCTCACCCGCCGCCTCGTAGACGATCACGCCATCGGCCATCTGCATCCGCACGGCGGGCAGCGCCTTAATGTTGGCGGCGTACCGCTCCTTGTAGATAGTGGTGTTGGTCGTGACAGGGCAGAAATGGACCTGCCCCTTCAGACTGGTGAGACTGGCATTGTTCTCGAACCAGCCCAGGACCTCGTTGTAACGGGCATCGTCCGCCGCGCCCACCACGCTGATGTACCACTTGGCTTGGTCTTGAGGAAGGTTGACCACTCGCTCTTCGGCCAGAACACCGTTCGCTGCCGCTGTATCGGCGAAGCACGGCACCACGGCCGCAAAGAGAGCGAGAACACACAGCACGCACGCGAGCAGCTTGTTCATGGCTTTCTCTCTGGTAGATTGTTTCTCGTTGAACGCAACACAAACCCTACTGGGGCAACGGAGCCGCCGGACTGTAAATCGGCGTCACCGCCCAACCGCCGCTCGCCTGCCACTCGGCAATCAACCTCGCGCGGGGGACCCAGATGAAGCTCTCGACAGCGTTGCTGTCCAAGAGCGCGGCCCACTTGTCGTCCAGATGAACCAGGGCGACCATGTGCTCACCGCCTTCGATGGCGATACCGCAGCCTCGTCGCGTGCGGCACGCCCACTCCAGAAACTTCACGTCGCCGTTGGTCACGTAGGCGTAGCGGATGCCGGCCTGGTCCAACTCGTGAGCCATCTTCTCAGCATTCTCACCGCCGCCCGCGTGCTGCCGCAGCCAGTCGGCCGTCTCATAGCGGCCTTGCCACCGCAGCAAAGAAATCGTGGCGGCCCAGGTACAAGAGCCGAAAGCCTGCTGCTCCCTCCGGCTCACCTGCACGGCCACCATCCAGTTAACCTGTCGCAGGGCCAGCGGTACGTTAACGATGGGACGCTCCCTTGACAGCCGTGGCGGCAGGGGTGCCGCAACGTCGGGCGTCTTGCAGCCGGCGATCGTCACCAGCAGGAGCACCAGCGAGGCAATCCGTTTCATCGCAACCTCCGCGGTCGAAAGACCAGTTCCTTCTCTCGCAACGCCCGGCACAAGTGGTTCGGACTCCAGCGGCCGGCATAGGCGGTAGGCATGATGCCGATGTCCGCGTAGGCGGACGCCACCCACTCCGAACAGAAGATCGTGTGCAAGTCTTGCTTGCGGAAACAGGACTCCACCCAAGACAACCCAATGCCGGCGGCGCGGAACGCCCCCATTGCGTCATAAGGCGTGTGGATCGTCGCCATGAGGAAGTCAGTCAGCCGCTTCTCTTCATGGTCGTACAGCTTCCGGTAAACCGGATAATGCCAAACCTTGCCCTCGTATGCCTTGAGAATCTTCTCCAGCGAGTGCGCCTGGGTGCCATTGAAGCACGCCCCGGAAATCTCGCAGGGCATGTTCTCCAACGTCGTGGACTCGAACAACAACAGCCGGCCGTCCGCGGCATGGGCCATGACGCCGACATGGCTGAGGTCCCAAAAGGGAACGCCGTAGGTGCCAAGGTTGATTAGAGCGCTGATCCAAGTGTTGCCCGAGAAGCCGATCACGTCGCCGGCCTTAATATCCTCCGGGCAAATTACCTCGGCTGGTTCATGGCGGCGCAGCGTTGTGGCCGGCACAGCGGCCAGCGCCTTGAACTCGTTGATTGCTTGATTGAGCCGGGTAAGGATCATCTTCTACCTCGGGATCGTGTAAGCGCGCCGTGCGGATATTGTGAACCACCCCTGACGATCCGTTACGGCGGAGGTGAAGTCGTTGCTGGTCGTTGGCGAAGCAGTCTTCGCAGCGAGTCTCACCCGAAAAGGTGACAATGCGACCGCAAGCGCACCAAACGGGAAGTGCATGAATTGTCATTCAGGTGCTCGACGCCATCGGACTTTGAAAGCAACCGCACTCAACCCGGCTCGCTGGGAGCCTGAAGCGTAAGAACGGGCTCAACGTCGTTGCGGGCGTCCCGAATGATGTTAATGACATCCGCCTCCAGAACGTCCACCAGTTGCTCGTAATTGGGCAAGCCGGAGAGCCGCTCGATCAGCACCACACAGATTCGCTGACCAACACGCTGCAAAGCCGGCTTCGCCAACAAGCTGCCGAGCCGCTCTTCAAGCTGGTTGCAGGTCTTGACCAGCTTTTCAAGATCAGCGATGTGTAAACGCACTCTGCCGAAGACATTCAACCGTTCGGCGGCCGTCTGCGCGGAGTTCCAAAGCTCCTCGATCATCATGCGGGTCAAGCTGATCTCGTCCCGCAGAGACTTGATGTCGTTGTGCTCGGCGAGGGTCGCCAGCCGTGTGCGGTCTTGAGCCTTCGCCAAGAAATACTGCCGCTTCCCCGGTTCGGGGGGCTGGTGCAGGCCAGAGTGGACCGGACAGTAATCGGAGCCCTCAATCTTCACGCCCCAGCACTGACCATTGGTGTCAGGTGCCTGGCATCGCCGAGGGTCAGCGGGGTCCGTCACGCGATCCATTGTCCAGCCTCAATCAGACTGACACAGTATCTCCACAGCATAACCAGATGGCAAAAACAGGTTTTTTTTCCATTTATCCGGGAAATCTTTCCGATTTCCTCCAAGTTTTTCCGGCATTGTTGATGTGTCAGATGGAGGAACACTACATGCACCGACACCACCAATCTGTCACGTTGCCGCGTCAAGATGGGTTGAAGCCCACATTGCCAATGATCCAACTTCCGATCTACCGCGTGAGGCAGCGCGACCTGGAAGCCTACCTGGGCCGAGTCTACCGCCTGGAGCACTTCGACTTCCACGAGGCCACCGGCATCACGCCGGGCATGTGCCCGGAGTACGTCGTCAGCCCCACGACGCCCCTGGCCTACCACGCCCAACAGGAGGCCGACCGCCTACGACGGGGGCGTAAGAGCGGCAACATCGCCCTGATCCTGCACGTCCTTTGCATGGACGGCTACATCCCGGTCGGGCGGTACATCATCGACACCCACCCCGAGCCGCCGCCAGCCCAGGTCTATAGGTCGCTTCTTGCAAAAACGGGTGATCCGGGCCACCCCGAGTGTGTAGCATTTCGCAGGGACCACCGAAAGAACCGCGCGTTTACACAACTCGCGGGGCAGATGGACAGAACGGTCCAAGAACGAAGGGAGACGCCATGAGTCACGCGCTGACCCGTAGCGTCATCCTCCGAATGATTGAAAACTGCCCCAAAGCCAGCACTGCCGTCAAGCGTTAGCGCGATGGCTGACCGCACTTTCGAGGAGGCCCTGATGGAGGCCATCCAGCAACTCGTCTGGGCCAACCAAAATCAACAATACCAACTCGGCCGGGTTCCCAAGCCACCTGACGACGCACCGGCCGGCTGGTGAGCTTCAACGTTTCTTCTTCCCCGTCTTCGCCCCCTCCTTCATACTGGCGAGTACAGTCCGCGTCTCGGCGAGGATCGCCGACATGCCCTCATTCCACGCCTGGGCATCCAGCAGCCGCAACGGGGCCGCCATCGACGTGCCCGTAAAGGTGATGCGGACCTCGGAGCCCTTCCCTTGCTTCCAAGAAGCAATCTCGGCCTTGATCGTCAAGGCCGCATTTGGGCCCGCCAGAGGCCGTGCCGTCAACCGCACGCCCCAATCGGACTCTTCACGCTCGATTGCCATCGTGATACTCCTTTGACAAAAGCATAGTGGTAGAAGACCGATCTGCCTCCGTGGTGATGTAGATGCACTCACCCGTGCAAAGTCGGTACGAACTAAACAACAACTCGCCCGTGGCGATCGCCTCGTCGTTGCCCCGGCAAACGTCTGCACTGACCTCTCCCCAGTCACCGGCCAGGTGACGGGCGAAGAATTCCTGGGCACGCTCATTAGCCTCGCGGAGCTTGTTGATGGCCCCAGGCGTCAGCATCAGTCGGCCCGCTGCAAACAACGGTCGATCGCTCATAGATCAAAGTCCTGCACCAATTCTCTGCTGTCGGACAGTCGCGCAGTCCTCTTTCACAACCGACTCTAAGTCGCGGTTGTACTCACGCATGGCCACGATGATTGGATCAAGATGCTGATACCGCAGCCGGTAGAGCACGTAGATCAGATACCAGACCAACCAGCATTGCGGAAACGGCACGAGCCACGCTAAAGCCGCCAGCGCCAGCATATAGACAATCAGCCTGCAATGACAGCGCCGATACCGCCGCACCTCGATCGGCGTCATCTGCAACAGCAAGGCTTGCCGCAACTCCCGCGGATTGCGCAAGTAGGGCAACCCACGGTAGGCCGCGATCGCCCGCCAGCTACGGAAATCAAACCACATAGCGTCTCACCCGGTACTCGTACCTGGCAAACTGCCGCACGGAAAAGTCATAGGGATCATCGCTGCTATCGTCGCCAGAATCCTCGCGGCGTGCGGCCAGCAAACTCTTGTAGGCATCGTGGGCTGACACGTCTTGCGTCAAGCACCGCTTCTTGTGCCAGTCCGCCAGTATATGATCGTCGCGGCCGTCACTCTTGAGCAGGATCGTCTGTTCCTCCAACACCCAGCTCGGGCCAGGCCGAGAACACTGGTGATCCCACCACCGTCGTTCCAATTTATGAAGCGCCTCGTCCCCGTGCCGCTGCCGGTACTCGTACATCCAGCGCGGCGTCTCACGGTCCCGACAATGCAACTCGTTGCGGAACTTCACCCCGCAATACATGCAATACTTTACCTTACCCGAACCGCCGCGCCACTCCCAGGTGGCACCACAATTCAGGCATTGGTCGATCCCGCAGCCGTCGTCAGCGTCACGAACGTAGCGATAGTAGGGGATATTCACCGCCGCCCTCGCAAATAGATTGGGTCGAACAGCCGTTTCAGCAGCGTGCAGGCGTAAATCGAGGCGTCACGATCAGGCTGATAGACCACCCAATCGGGCAACCCGGCTGCCGAGGACCAAAGATACGGCGGCGGGTCTGCCGCGCTCCAGGCCATGCCCCGGGCCTCGGCCGCCGCCCGCAGGTGCCGGGTAGTGAAGTCCACAATCTCCTGGCTGTCCAGGATGCCGACCCAAACGTGCATTTCCGGCAGGTTGCCCATCGCCACGGACAGGGCGCTATCATACGCCCCCGGCGTCCACATATAGGCAAAGTGCGTATTCATCTGGCCGTCGTCTTCCTCCCGGCGGACTCGCGGCCATTGTAGGGAACCCGCCTGGATCACGACCCGGTAGCGGTGCTTCCAGAGGACGGACGCCGCCTGGTGGGCGTAAAAGAGACAGAGACCTGGCTGATCGGCCAACCGGGCGAGTCCGCGTTCGATCTCGGCGACAACCTTGGCTCGCTTTCCCATCAGTGGTCAATCCTCACAAGGCCGGCCGCCTTGCATCCGGGGCAGCGGCAGGGCGGTTCGGTCCTCTCGGCCTGCGGATCGGGCGACACGCAGCCGTGCCACCGCCAGCGATCCTCGGCACCCATGAGCCGGCCGCCAATCTCGTTCTCCGGTCGCCCGGAGTACAGGACCCGCTCCACGTACCGCTCGAAGCTGGCCAGGACCTCTTGATCCGACATGCCCACGTCGAACGAGTAGTGCGAGAACCAGCCGTCACACCAGACCTCGCGGCGATTGAGCCTGACCGTGACCAGCAAATCAGCAGGTTTCAACAACTTCTTCGTCTGGCAGTAGCCGGGCCACCACTGCTCGCGTATCTCTGTTGCCAGGTTCACGGCCGGCCGGTCGTCCTGCTCCATGCGTTCCCAGCCCGTGCTATTCCAGAACCGGCCCGCGGGCAGCGGCGGCACGCCGACACGGTGCATACGCCACTCCGCACCAGGCGGATAATCCTCGGACCAGCGGACGACGACCGAGTAGATCGGGTACAGCTTCTCGCCCGTTTGCAGATCATTCTCAGTCATCATGCTCATAGACGGCTCGCAACATGGGTTCCAGGCGGGTCATACCGCCGTCGTGATGCCGAACGTAGTTGTAAAAGCAGGGTCGTGTCTTGCCGGTCGGCAGCCGCTCAATGTACTCGCTGAACCGCCGATGGAAATCTCGGCCCTCTCTTGGCGTCAGAACCCGGCTGTCGAAGCCAAACGACGCCACCTGAGCGATAGCGATACCCTGTTCTTGGACCTGAGCCCACAAGTCGAGCACAGCCAGCAGATACTCGCGCTCTTTCTGCTTGCGGCGAATGCTCGCCAGCACGTCACGAGCAGTTTCCATTATTTGATTCTACGATAGAATGACTGAATAGTAAACGTCAGGCCAGGATTTCCACGATAAGCCGGAAGGCACAATCCTGCAAGTCCCGCGAGTTGTCGCCGGCCTTGGTGATCCAGTGAATGCACTCCTCCAAGACGGTCTTGAGCAACGGCTTGCCGCGGACACTCGCCTGATCGTCGGCGACATAGATGGCGGTCTCGTCGCAGAAACCGAGCGTCCGGCTCCCGGCGTCCATCAGGCTGCGAAAGCAGCCCACCGCCGGCTTCTCGACATTGGCCGTGAAGTTGTACTGCGTCAGCCAACCCCAAACCTCGTCCAGGGCGGCCTGAGCCGCCTCCGTAGGACGCATCTTCTCGAAGCCGTTCTTCTCGTTGCCCGTCAGGACCTTGTGTTCTGTCGTGATGCCGAACTGGGCGGCGGCATTCACGAAGCCGGCAGCCTGGAGAGTTCTAACAGCGTGCCCCTTTCGGCCGACGAACTCGGCGATGGTCGCCGAGGGGCCGCACATCACGGCGTCCGCCGCCACGGCCTGCCACGCCTGCTGCCAGTTCTTCTTGTGCTCTTCCTTGGGCGTATCATACGACGGGCAGATGTAATAGGGGTCCAGCCGGGCCTCGAACACCGGCTTCGCGTTGGCCAGGGCATCAAAGACGGAAATCAACTCGGTCACAGATGCCGAGCGGTAAAGCTTGGCGATGGCGACCTTGATCGTGTAGTCGCTGGAATTGCGGCACTCGTCGATCTGCAACTCGTGGGTCTTGAAGTTGTAATCGTAGACGGATTCATCGACGCTCTCCTCGATTTCACGGACGTAGACGCCGGCCCGGTAGATCACGGCGGTCTTCGTGCCGTGGAGGTTCCGGCCGTCTTTCGGCAGGAACGACCGCTTGACCTGCGACGGGTCGGCCGAGAAATGAAGGAAACGCCGGGGCAACTGGTCCAGGTAGCGCTGCACCTCGGCGTTCATTTCCACGTAGACGCGGGTGTAACCGTCCTTGGCCTTGAGCTTCTCGTCGCCGACAGAGCCGACCAGCAGCCGCTCGTCCAGGATCGCGGGGACGAACTCGCCGTTCTCTTCACGGACCGTTCGGTCGATGGCGTTGCTGACGAACTCACGCAGCGCCATGCCCAGGTCGGTCCAGTCGATGGCCCCGAAGTCCAGCACCCACCCCAAGTCGATCGTTCGGGTGGACGTGCCACCCATCTTGCACATCACCCGCTTGACCGGCTTGCGGATCAGGCCGTCGTCGATCTCGTCGTCGCGGGTCTGAAAGTCCAAGCGGGTCTTGCCGCAGTAGACGACCACCTTGAGGCCAGCCCGCAGCAGCACGTTGATCGCGTGCTTGTTGCCGCTGCCGAACTGGCCGATCGCACCTTCGACGCCGCAGTCGCGGGTTGTCGAGACGCCGAGCAGGGTGAACCCTTCCACGGGAGCCACACCGGGATTCTGGACGAGCAGGAACATGGTTGTCTCTCAGTGCTGTGATTGCCTTGCTATACTAGAGTATACAACAAAATGGCTGAATGTCAAATGGGCGGGAGAAGATTTCTGTCGAACGGGCGTCTACAGGGCCCGACCCCAAAACTCCTGCCAAGCCAGCCGGCCGGCGTGCGCGATCTCCTCGGTCATTTCGCACAACTTGGCGTTGTTGAAGCCGTGGATGCGAAGGGTGGTCGCCCCTGGGAATCGTTCCCGCAGTTCCAGCATGGTGCGGAGTGCTTCCGCAGCCAGGGTGAAACCGTCGCCGACGAACAAGTCATAGAACACGCCGTCCGGCTGCCCTTCCCAGTCCCAGAAGTCGCCGGCCACGATCTCGACCTTGGCGCTCGGCGGCAAGTGGGGTTGGACCAGCGTGATAACATCCGGCTCGATCTCGACGACCGTGATCCGCTCCACGTCGGGACAGGCCGCGAGGGCGTGGACGATCAGCCCGAGGCCGAGGCCCGCCACCACGACATGGCCGCGATAGAACGTGGCGTGCTCCTCCATCGCCCACCAATGCGGTGGATCGTCCACCATCCAGGTCTTGCCGCCGACCTGGAGGCTCTTGATCGGCAAGGGCCGCACGGCCTGAAAGAAATCGAAACCCTTGATGCCGTAGCACTGATACTGGCCACGAGTGTAGTGGGCCGTCTTCAGCCGGGCCTTGCCGACCTTGCCGTCCGGGTAAGGAGACGCCGGAGTGGACCACTCCTTGAGTTTGCAGAGCTTGTGGACGGGCTTCATCGAAGACTCCGGGCCGTGACCCCGACGCCATTATATCGGGTAACAGATGCCGGCGGCGGCTGGTTCCAATTTTCAGTCGCGCTTTCTCGCGGACTTCTCTCAAGCGGCAGCAGATGTTACAAGTTGAACATCGCGGGGCTGTTGAGGGCCAGCCGGGCAAGACGTGCGCCCACGTCGGCCAGGGCCTTATGATAGCACTCGCTCAAGTGGTCGCTCTCGTAGTGGTGGGTAAACTCGTGGATCAGCAGCCGGTTCACGTCATCCGCGATGCCGTTCTCAAAGAAGGCCCGGCCGCAGCGGGATAGATTGAAGACCAGTCGGCCCTTGCCATAGGTCGCTCGATAGGGCCAGTCCGCCTCCCGGGCAATGACGACATGGACGGGGCAGCCAAGCAATTCCTGCCCGATCAGTATTGCATAGTTGACGATCTGCTGCATCCCGGTCGTCCACTCGTTCTCGGGAACCACATCCAATGGGTCGCCATCCGGGGAATAGGGCTTGGGGCTCGGCGTCACGACCCCTGCCGCCGGCAGCACGCCGGCCCGATTGGCATTGGACCACTCGGCCGACGTGAGGTTTCCGCCATAGACAACCGGCCGCCCCTCGGCCACCGACCGCTTGTTGGCCTCCGGGTCCGAAGGATCGTAGCGGACGGCGTTCTCTCCGAAGCGAAGCGTCAGGGCCGTTTTGACAGCCTCGGTGCTAGCCCGCTCGTCGCTGCAAGCCTCCCGCACCCACACGTCGCCACTGTTGCCGGCATCCAGCCGATCGTGGAGAGCGTTCAGGACGGCCACACGGATCGTCCGCAAGTAGGCCGGCGTCACGTTGTCGCGGTCCATGTTGAGCGGCACTTTCTGCTGCACGTCTACATGGAAGCGGTCGCCCGTCTCGACCACCGGGACGCCCATTTCATAGAGCATCGCTGTCTCGCCCTCGGCTGGCTCGTAGACCCGCACCAACGTCTTGCGGCTGGTCTTCCGCAGTACGCCCTCTTCATCGGCAACGACGGTCGGCAAAACTTCATTGAAGAAAGCCACTGGGAAGCGAGGTTCCAGTATACGGCCGTTGAAGGTCGTGGCAACGTCGGCCGGCGGAATCAGCCGCTTGACGGCCTGGTCGATCTCTTCCAGGTCGGCTTTCGTCATGGGGATCGTGGCCCGAAACAGAGAGCCAGCGTCTCGCCGCTGACGCGAGGCGTGGCGACCTTGTTCGTCGAACCGCACGCTCCCGGTCGTCGTTTCGATGTAGGCGGCCTTTGCCAGGGCTAAGACCAGCTTTTCGCCCAGGTTGAAGCGACCCCGCTGCTCAGCGTTCCCTTTCTTCCGACTCTCGGCGAACAAGGTATAAGCGTCCCGCAGGTCCGCGAACCCGTCCGGGTCATCGTCCGCTACGATAATCTGCGCATTGCGCGTGCCGGCCACCGGCTCCAACGTCACATCCACACAAGTGACTTTCTGGTCCCAGGCGTTTTGCAGTAGCTCATAGACGATGAACGCCCTGGGCTTGCTCGCCACCAGCTTCGCCAAGCCGGCCTTGTCCACATCGAACCAGTTACTCACATCACAACCTGCTCAACGGACCAACGAAACATCACTCCTCGCAGCGGTTGCGAAGCCGCCGGACCTCAGCATCCAGAAGATCGGACGCCTGAAATGCCGCTGACGCCAGATCAGCAGCAATGCGGGCAAGCTGCACTGCGAGCCGCTGTGCTCGGCGTGTGCGCACTAAGTTGTGCCGGTGGCAGTCTGTCTGAATCATCCCGGCCCGAACCCGTGCCTCAAGCGCCAAGTTATACACGTTGTCGATGCTGTCCGCAAGATTCATGCAGCGGGCCTCTTCGATTTTCAGTCGCGCTTCTGTTCAGTCGGCACCAAGGCCGATGGTGTAGTACCGCTCCAACCCACGCTTGTCGTCCTCGGCCTCATCCTTCGTGTCGTAAGGCCCGTAGCCAGGTGGCTCCATATCGGGATCGCCGACGATGTACCACTTGCCGTCCACACGTTGGACCTTCATCTTGGGTGCCGTGCCGTGTTTCATGCGTCAGGCTCCTTGGCCGACCGCTTCCTGGAGCGCTTCGCCTGCTCTTTGGCCCGGCGACAAGCGCAGTCGGCGCAGTACGCCTTGTCGCCCTCCATTCACCAGCCTTCCTTTTCCAGGATGCGATCCAACTGATACACGGCACCAGTCTCCGTGTCGGCGGAGGCGTCCTCCACGGTGCCACAGCCGGCACAGATGACCGTGGCTTTGCACTCCACGCAGATGGCGTCAGAAAACTCGCTCATTGGAACCTACCTTTCGCCTGCACAGACCTCAATCATGCTTCCCTTAGTGCCGTGCAGGCCGGACGCCCCACGCCCGCCAAGTGAAATTACTCTTCCTCGCCATTGCTGTTCCCAAGGTACGTGACCACGGAATCCCAATGGCTGGACACCCGGCTCAACTGGTCCCGGCCGACCTGCTGCCGTTCCAGGGCCTCTTGCCACAACTCGTCATCAATCCGGGACTGCACAGCCGTGCGGATCAGGTCCGACAGGATGCGCGGTTCCAGCGCGTCCAGTTCCCAACTGTCATCCCCGTACTGCTCCTGGTAGCTCGCGTACCTGGCATCCGTCGTCTTGGCCGGGTTAGGCGGCGGATTGTACTGCTCGATCTGGTCCCACGTCAGGGCAATGCGGTCCACATTGACCGTGGAGCCAAACAACTGCAACCGATCTTGAATGTCACGGGTCATGTCCAGGCCGGAGGGGTCATGGTCGCCCAGGTGGATAATCACCGTGTCGTGTCGGCTCTTCTCATGCCGCTTCAAGCGTTGCGCCGCCTCCCACATCTCGGACTGTGACGTGTACCCGCGGCACGCGAAATAGGGAACTTGCAACTCAGTGCAGACGCCCTCGATTACGCCGACCAAGGCTTCCTTCTCGATCCAGACCTCAACGTGCGTGGACTGCTCAGCCCACAAGTCCACCGTGTACTGGTCCGCGCACGCCCGGACGATCGAATGGGGGCTGGCCCACGACGAGTGGCTCTGCAAGTTCCGCGTGCGATCTTCAATCGCATTCCAGTCGATCAAGCCCGCCAGGCGGCCGTCGTTGATGATGTCGCCCAGGTGCTTGTAGTTCTTCATCGTGTTTTTCGTGTCCTCCGGCAACCCTTGCTTCAGGTTGTACTCCCGGTCAATCCACGAGTCCGGCAGCAGGTCCTTGGCGACGAACTGGTAGTAAAGCTGCCGCAAAGTGAGCTTGTAGCCCTGCCGTTGATAATCGGCAATGACCCGGTTGGCCTTCTCGATGATTGCCACCGTGTCCGAGCGAAAGGACTTCTTGACGTAGCAGATGCAAGGCATGGTTGATTCTCAGAGGTAATACCAAGGGTCGTGGCCCTCGTGCAGGGCCTTCTCGATCTTCGCACGCAGCAGTCGCCACGATCCGTCTGAATCCTTCTTGGGAATCCTCCAACGCTTCCCCACGCACACCATCGGCTTCTGACAATCAGGGCAAACGGGCGGCTTTTGGAAGTTCCAACGCCGCGCGGATGTCCGGCAGTCCAAACAGACGTAGGTTGAGTTACTGAGGCGGGGCATCGCGGGCCTCCGCATTCAGCTTGTCGCACAAGGCTTGGGCCTCGGCCACGGTCTCCTCGGGCAAGCCCCAGTGCGACGACTTGCTCCCACACCCGGAGCAAACCGTCTCGATCAGCGTGCCGGGCCAGAACCGAACCACGTCGGTCATGTCGCAGTCCAAACCGTTGCGGTCGTCACGAGGCCGCTGACGGTCCCGCACGGCACAGCAGCCAATCCGCACGTCGAGCCAATACCGGGGTTCATTCACGGTCGCTCCTCTCAGTTCCACTGATGCGCCAAGGCCGCATCCGGCACTTCGACGCCCTGTGGATACGTGCGGACCGACAACTTGAAGCCAGGACTGTGAGGCTTCTGATAATGAACCCACTTCCACGCGCGGTTCAGGTTCGCCCAAACCAGGGTCGGGCTCAGATCATCAGGAATCAGGAAGGTCTCCGCGCCTGGGCCGGACTGCGGACCCTCTTCGCCGCCCGCGAACGCTGCGACGACCCAGGCACCCTCGCTGTCGTTGTCCCCCGTGGCCCACACGGCGTACAGTTGCTCGGGCATGTGATCGCCAGTCTCCTCCGCGTGAGCACCGAGTCGCAGTTGCACGCCGTCACCGTACTTTTCCTGCACGGACAAGAGAATTGCTTGCAGTGGTTCATCCATTACCACCAAGTAGCCCACGCACGCGCCGCGGACGCAGACATCCACAATGCCAATGGGAAAGTCCATCGGCACGATGTTCGGGACAGTTTCAAGCAAGCCACTAAGCATCGTAGTTCTCCGGGTTAGCAGCACACTCGCGGGCAATGTCGATGAACGCCTGCCGGTCGCCGTCGCTGATGTTTACACGCCACAAGGTCAAGAGGTCCATGTTGCACTCGACGCCCAGGGCTTTGGCCGCCAGGCCAACGCCAAGCCGGGCACGGCCGGAGTCTTCGCAAATATCGGTTGATCGAATGACCATCACTCGACCCCCTCGTCGTCCTGCGGCAAGCTCTCCATCATCACCTCGATGTGGTCGCGCAGGTCCGCAAGAGATCGCAACGTCTCCTGTGATGAAACCGACTTGTCCGAGAACAGTTCGTCGGCCGCCTTCTTCGCCGCCTCCAGTAATCTGTCGTGTGCGCTCATACCGTGACCTTCTTTGCTCGCTTCGGTTTCGGAACCGACACAGCCAGCTAGACAACAAGCGTCATGGAGATTCTCATTGGTGGCCTTTCACGGGCAGCTTGCAGGTAACGCCCCACTTGTTCGTCGTCGGCACACCACGGCTCACGTCCCGGAACGCATTGTGCATGGCGACGGCGATCGGCTCACTGCCTCGTTGCTTCAACGCCTCGGCCAACTCCTCTTCCGTGACGCCAGAATCAATGAGACACCGTGACAAAGCAGCTAGCGGGTCCGAGTCTCGAATCTGATCGAGCGTGGCGTTCAGCAAAGCGATGTCTGCCTCCCGGACAGTACATGCCTTGGAGCCAGTGCGTTTGCTCATTCGTCGTCCCCTCCGTCCTCGCCGTCCTCGCCCTCTTCCTCCTCCATTTCGCCGCCGCAGCCACAGGTCGGCAGCCCGGCATCGTCGAGCCACTTCCGTGTCATGCGCACCACACAGCCACATTCCTTGCAGACGACTTTGAGCATCCGCGTGGTCTGGGTCTTGGGCTTGCTGCTGGCGACCAGACGAGCGTGCGGGTACTCCCCGAGTGACTCGATCAGTTCCTTGATCCGCACGATCAACGCCTCGCCGGCCGTGGTCTCGGTCATCTTCCCTTCCAGGCCGATTTGCTTGGCGACCTTGGGGAACTTCCCGCGATGCTTGCATTCGATACCGACTGCGCAGTGGACCAACTCGTGGACCAAAGTGGCCGCGACTTCACGGCTGTCCTTCAGCACAGGGCTGATGAAGACCTGGTACGAGCTATCCTCGCTAGACTCGACGCCCCAACACTCGCCGATACGACGCTTCGTGGGCGACAGGGCTGACTTCGAGGGGAAGCCGCACGAGACCCGAATCTTCTCCGGCAGCGTCGTGCCGATCGTGTCGAAGTCGGGCCGCAGTAAGTCGATCGCCTTTTCCAGCCACTCTTCACGTAACACGGTGCAGTCTCCAGGATGTTCGTCAACTACTCAAGTGCATAACAAAATCACAGAATGTCAAATCGCCACAGGGGATTTCCGGGCGCGCCCACAGCACTCCGGGGCATGTCGCTGGAACAACTGGCAAACGAGAGCCTTGTTCCACGGTCTGCCCGTGGGCGTTGAATGGCCTTTCTCATTGAGCCAGGTGGCAATCTGGTCCAACGTCAGCCCCTCAGCACGCCTCTCCCGCAGCATTTCGATCAGGAAGGCGTACTTCTTCTCGTTGTCGCGGCGGCGAACAATCGCCGACCGCTCCGTGGCCTGCTTGAAGCCCCGCAGATGCTCGCGGCCCTCCCACGCGCCCGGACGAGCAGAGCCAAGTTTCACCCCGCGGGCCTTTGCTCGCTGCAAGCCTTGTTTAGTCAAAGTCCTGTGTGCCATGTTATGCCCGACGTGGTGTGCCTTTGCGTGACACACAGCGCAAAGCGGTATCGCCAGTTTGCCACCACGGCTCCTTGGGACAGGGTGATGCCAACCCTCAGCAGGATGATCGCACTCAAAACAAAGGGTGCCGTCTAAAGGTGTCTCACCAACATTAGCGCGGATGCTGAACGACCCGGCACCCATTTCACGTAGCAACACGGTGAGATCAAAGTCCTCAGCCGACAACACTATTCAACCCCCTCTGAATCTGGACACGCCCACAGCACTCCGGGGCGTAACGCTGAAACAAACGGCAGACCAGGGCCTCAGTCCAAGGCTTCCCCTTGGATGTTGAATGGCCTTTCTCATTGAGCCAGTCGGCAATCTGTTTCAGCGTCATACCTTCGGCCCGTCGCTCCCGAAGTTGCTCAATTAGAAAGGCATACTTCCTTTCACAATCCCGGCGGCGAACAATCGCCGACCGCTCCGTGGCCTGCTTGAAGCCCCGCAGATGCTCGCGGCCCTCCCACGCGCCCGGACGCCAAACCCGCGTATCATCACGCTTGATCCAGCAACCCTCACGAGCCGAACCCAACTTCACGCCGCGGGCCTTGGCGGAGGCCAGGGCCTTCTTGGTCCGCTCGGCGATCAGCCGGGCCTCTTCCTCAGCGACCGAGGCCAGGATATGGAGCGTGAAGCGATTCGCCCCCTGGCAATCGCAGCAAGTGAAATCAAACCCTTCATCAGCCTTGATGGTCTCCATCAACGTGGAGACAAACGCCACATTGCGGGCGAGCCGGTCGAGCTTCGCCACTATGAGAGTCGCCTTCGCCAACCGAGCGTGGCCCAGGGCCTTCGCCAACTCGGGTCGATCCGGGTTCTTGCCGGTCTCGATCTCTGTATACTGAGCAATGACCACGCCGCCCTTCGCGGCAACCAGGGCTTCCACGTCCCTCTGCTGAGCCTCAAGGCCAAGGCCGGATTTGCCCTGCCGCTTGGTGCTAACCCGGTAGTAGAGGACATAGCGGAGCACGGACATGGTTGGTTTTCCTGATGTGAGTAACCCTTTCGTTATAAAGCCTATCACAAAATCGGTGAATGTCAAGTGATTAGAAAGAAGTTTTCTCACCACCGACGATGATCTTCGCCCAGTCCTTGCAAAAGTGATGCCACTCCACAAAGCGGCCGTGCCGCTCGACCATGCGAGTGATCCGCTCAATGTTCTCCAATAGCACCACGTCCGTGAAGGGCTCCCCGGCGAGGAGCTTCTGCCGAAACAGTTCCCACTCCACACCCAAGGCAAAGGCAAGCTCGGCGTCAGCGCCGGCCAGGTCCTTGGTGTCAAAGGGCTCAAGCAGCCCGTACTCGTCGCTCACGGTAGCTCTCCAAGTTTGCACGGTGCGCCGTGATCCAGTTGGCATGTGACAATGTTATGGTCACGCCTCGATCATAGGCTTCCATCAAGACAATCATCGCGTCCCAAAGCGTGTGGCAGGGGTACTCCCAAGCATCGTTGGAGGACGAAACATAGAGCGCCAACGTGTCCGTGAGGCACTTTACGGCCTCTTGCCACCGTTTTTCAGCCTCCAACGGGCTCATTTTCAGCTTGGAAAGGCTCATTCGTCTCATTTCTGACCCATTTCTGGGTCCTAGTAGGGCGTTTCACCCACAGTCGAGCCGGTGCTGCGCCATTTTGTGAGCGGGCTGGAAAATGGCCGCGACTTCGGGCTGGAAATAGGCCGCGATTCTGAACGAGACAGGGAAGGAAACATACAGGATATGCGCGTTTCCGAAGGAGACGAACCCCGGCCCTGAAGGAGACCGAAGACACGGCCCTTTTCAAACCCGTTGTCACATTTCTACTCCGCCGGCCGCCCGGTGACGATGATGCCATCTGCTTCGAGTAAATCGGCCACTTCCTTGGCCAACTGCACCTTGGCGGCCTCCACGTCCTCCGGTCCATCATAGATGCCGTCAGTCTCGTAGCCCTCATAGACGATACTGACCATCCAGGCCCCAGCGTCCACTTCGATCTCCGCCAGGATGTCGTCGAACATGACGGTTGCCGGCACGATCCGCTGAGTGATGTCAATGTCGGTGATGACGACGTGATCGCCGACGTGATCGAACAGACGCTTGGTAGTGATGGTCACGCTCATGCTGACTCCAAATAGTGGACGCGCGATGCCCGTCGAAACACCAGTCCCGACATCTGACACATCAACAGCCGAAGAAAAACGTGGAGCAGAACGTCAGAAGAGCCTCAAAACACGGGCTCTGACGTAAAATTCTCGGTCAGAAAGACCGAATTTGAGGGTTGTGAGGGCCTGAACAAGGCCCGAAACAGGTCTTTCAGGCGTTATGGACGCCTTTTAGCCAGCCAACCGGCCAGCCTTTGCACTGATCGGGCACTAGGATAGTCCTCGCCGGCCAACCACCGGCCGCCAACAGCCCTGGCTAATGCCCTCCGGCTGACCTAGCCAGGGATCGGCCTACAAAGAGCCCGGCGGGTCCGGGTCAACACGAGCTTCACACCGTCCTCGGGATCACGACGGCGGCCCTTCGGCCAGTGTCACCTTGTCTTCACTTTGTTCCTTCCCGAGGAACAAGACCAACCCAACTGTGCCTCCCGCTGCTGGGCCACGCCGATCTGGACGTACACCTCCTTCGCCCGTTCACGCAGGTCCAGGCAAACTTTCACAGGGTCTAAGCCGTTCCGCGTGGCATTGTAGGCCACGTCGCGGACCAGCTTGATCGGTGTGTCAAACGGCGCGTCCAACGCCACGAGCCAGTCCTTCAGTGCATCGCGGTTCGGAGTCTTCACCGCAAACTGGGCGCTGGACTTGCCGTATTCCATCCGCAGTACAGCGACACACGCCCCTGACTCAGTAAGAATAACTGCCAGCGTGTGATAAACACCGACCGAATTGGCGACTTTCAGGCCCTCGACCTGGAGATCGGGCCGGCCTTCGCACGGGATGTCAAAAAACCGTTATTGGCTCATTTGTACCCGAACTTCTTGCGAAAGGCCGGCTCCGCCCGCTTCAAGGCCAGCGCCATGTAAACGGCATTGCTGCCCTCGCAGCCGGCCAGCGCCCGCTTCCACAAGCTGATCGTATTCCGCGCAACACGCCAGTAGTGGGCCACAACGATCTCATTCTCCTCCACAACGGCCCGTACCAGACCGTCGAACAAGATCGGCATGAGGCCAACGTGCCGGCCCATGCGCTTGCAGCGGAAACCAGGCCAGACAATCGGTGCCTCGGTGAAGCCTTCCACCACCACGTCGCCAAACCGCTCATCGTGGACCGTGGAGCCGATCTTTACCTTTGGCACGACGTAGGGGCCGGCCTCAAACTTGAACTCCGCCAAGGGTGGGAAGATGGGCGCTGCCTGCTTGGCCGCCTTTCGCACTGGCATCGTCACGTCGTTCTCTCCATCGCCTTGATGATCTGAGGATTGCCACCACGGTCCTTGGTCTTGCCAAGAAAATCATCGCCGAGGTATCGCTTCAACAGCCGATGCACGGAGACCTGGTTGAACGGGCCGCCCGTCGTCGTCAGGTGCCCGTGACTGTTCAACCACCCGGCGATCTCGTCCATCGTCTTGCCTTCCAGCCGCAGCCGCTTCAGGTCGGGCAGAAGAAACTCATACGCCTGGCGGGCGCGAATCCGACGCATCTTCGCCGAGGCGGCGATCGCCTGCTTGGTGCCCCGACGATGCTCACGCCCTTCCCAATGGCCAGGCCGAGCCGACCCGAGCTTCATACCCTTCGCCTTGGCGGCGGCCATACCTTTCCGCAAACGCTGACTGGTCTTCGCAGCCTCCTCTTCCGCGGTGGCCACCAGAATAGCGATCGTGTAGCGATTGCACTTCTCAAAATCCAGGCAGACGAAATCCACGCCGGATTCCATCAGCAGACTGAGGAACTTGGCGTTGTGAGCAAATCGGCCGACTTCGGCGATAATCAGGGCTGCGCCGGTCTCCTGGCACTTGGCGATGGCTTCTACCAAATGGGGCCACTTCTTGGCCCGATCGACGTATTCCCCCAGGAGCTTGCCCTCGTTATATTCAACAAACTTGGTAACGGCGGCACGGTCCAGGCGTTGAAAGTGGTAGGAAACGTAGGTCTGCATCTTGACAACGCTCGCTTTCTGTCCAATGCTTTAGTCGAAAGAACACTCCAAGCATACACTGTCTTTAGGGGGAAGTCAAATGACTTCAGTAGTTTCTGACATGCTGGCCCTCTTCCGGTCAGACGTGCCGACCTACCAGCCGGAGCATCCTGCCGGCCTCGCCGAGGAAACAGGCGACCCGCAAGTTTCCCTCGAAAATCTGCGAAAGCTCGGACTTGTGCCCCAGGACTTCTGGATTCGCAAAGGACGGGTCCTTGTCCAGTTCAACTCCGGCGAGCAGTATCTTGCTCTCGGACTGTCTGACCCCAGGGCTTTAGCCGACCTGGCGGCAAAGGCAGGAATGGGAGAGGCAGACGACTTGTTTGAAATGTACCGCGACCTGCCACCGGAATACGAAGGGAAGCTGCCTGCCACGTCGAGCCCGGAAGCCTATGAGGCAGCGACACTCAGGGACTTCGAGCGCCACAAAGCGAAGCCCGAGAACAGGCGGTACGACTGACCCGCCAGCGGCTTTGAATCAGGACCCGCCAGCGGCTTATGATCGGTGTATGCACCATCTCGATGCTGGCAGCGACGACGCTGGCGAATCGCGGCCTGCTAAACGGACCCTGCTGCCAAGCCGCTGGCGGGTTCTGAGCCCAGTCGGTAAACGGACCCTGCTGCCAAGCCGCTGGCGGGTTCTCGCCCAGCCGCTAAACGGACCCTGCTGCTAAGCCGCTGGCCGGTTCTCGCTCAGCCGCTAAACGGACCCTGCTGCTAAGCCGCTGGCGGGTTCTAAGTCACGGGCTCACATCGCACCCCTCCTCTAGTTTCGACCCGTTTCCAGGCCAGAGCGGTCGGGTGTCGATTTTCAGGGCTCGGGTGTCGATTTTGAGACCAACGTAAGTCCAGCCCTGGCAACAGGTTGACCTCGGAAAATAGGCCCTCGGGTGTCGATGGTGCCGATTTTCCCTTCTTCCTTTCTATATGTGTTAAATTCGCGCTGCCTTGAATTCTCTTATAGGAGATATATTAGAGAAAATCGGCACCATCGACACCATCGACACCCGACCTCAGTTAAGTGCTTGATTTTCAAGGTGTTATAGCGGCGTTGTGCTGCCGCAAAATCGACACCCGGGTGTCGATAATCGACACCCGGCGGTGTTGTGCCACTCGCAGGAGGCTCTCTTTCAGACCTATCTCCCATGCTCTGCGGTAGTAGAGGCAGCCTGCGTGTAAACGGTGGTTGACCAGAGGGTGTTTTCCCTTCTTTTGGACGGCATGACCCTGGCGGCCGGCTCGATCCAGGGCCTCGGAAGCCCGTTGGCTTGGGCTCCGATGGCACTTCGACTCACGCTGAAGTACGCAGCCGCCGTGGCCGCCTTGCCTGTTTACTCTTGACGCGGCGGACCCTGGTTTCCAGCACCAACCAACGGTGCCGCCGTTGGCCGACCTTCCGTTTACCCCTGACGCGGCAGACCCCCAGGTTTTGGGGACATGCCTGTCGAAAGAGCACCAGCGCGCGCCGGATTTGCCGGTTGTGTCGGTTTTCCCTAATTGACCGACCCTCCACCACCCTTTCGCGTCATAATCGGTACAATCGGAACCGGATAAACACGTAAGCCATTACAATCCAACTACTTGCGCCTGCTTCGATGTCGGTTCAAGGAGGCGCAAGTATGGCCCGATCGGGTCGAATTGACGCCCCAGGGGCGCTTGCTCCGCCGGGTTGCCCTGCCCAGGAAGCAAGCGCCGGGTTAACATAACCCATTATCTCGACTAGGCTTGCGTTTCTTCGTGCCGTCTGCAAGGCTTATGCACACCTTCTGGCCTCTGCCGGAAGTACCGATCGTGCCGGCGGTGCGGGGTCGAGGCTGCTCGGGTTGCAAGGGTCACAACGCTTATGCCGTGCCTAACGATTATGTAGGCTGAAGCGCAAAACGCTAACCGTACCCTCTAACCGCGCGTGAGAAAATGCAGAATCGGTTGACGTAACTATTTACCAGCAAGCTACTTATGTTCTATCAGCTTGTCTACATATCGCGCGCATAACCCGCCAGTTGCTTGGAATCATTGCTCTAAGATGATAGGACATAGGGGGTTATGATGCAATGATGCTAGAAGGTTTGCGGGTAGGGTACGGATAGGGCAGGGATAGGGCAGGGATAGGGCAGGGATAGCCCAGGCGGTTCGCCGATCGGGGCCGGCGCTTGCCCTGCCCTCCGGCCAGCGGTTCGCCCTCCGGCGCTTTGCCCATCGGGCCGGCCAGCGGTTGACGCCCAGGCGGTTGCCGATCGGGCCGGCCAACGGTTCGCCCTCCGGCCAGCGGTTGACTCCCAGGCGGTTTGCCGATCGGGCCGGCCAGCGGTTCGCCCTCCGGCCAGCGGTTGACGCCCAGGCGGTTCGCCGATCGGGCCGGCGCTTGCCTTGCCCTCCGGCCAGCGGTTCGCCCTCCGGCGCTTTGCCGATCGGGCCGGCCAGCGGTTGACGCCCAGGCGGTTCGCCGATCGGGGCCGGCGCTTGCCTTGCCCTCCGGCCAGCGGTTCGCCCTCCGGCGCTTTGCCGATCGGGCCGGCCAGCGGTTGACGCCCAGGCGGTTCGCCGATCGGGGCCGGCGCTTGCCCTGCCCTCCGGCCAGCGGTTCGCCCTCCGGCGCTTTGCCGATCGGGCCGGCCAACGGTTGACGCCCAGGCGGTTGCCGATCGGGCCGGCGCTATTCCACTATATTACGGCGCAATTACGGCGCGCCGCATAACCCGCAAGCTGCTTATGTTCCTATCACAAATTGACACATTCCCGGTCATTCTACTTGCTTGCTTGCTATCATAACAAAAGGAGCGTATGCTTCAGTATCGGGGAGCAACACCACAAGCAAGGGAGCAACGACAATGACGGTTGCAACGCAAGAGCGGCTTGATACGTCTGTGCGGATTCATCGGAATCATCCCCTCCGCAACGAATTTGCGGGCAAGTCCACCGGGCGCGTTTACTACCAGAGCAAGGGCTGTGCGGTCAATACGTTTGATAACGTGTTGCAGGATTACGACCTTTCCTTCGATCGTACCGATCTTCCCGATTTCAACGGGAACGAGGGCTGGGCGACTTTGAGGATTGTCAACGCCTATGACGTTGCTGTCGGATATGCACATCTTTCCTGGTATCGGATGGAATCCGGCCTCTATGAATTTGTCGGCTACATCAGCTAGGCCGAATGTAAGCGTCGGGCTGGTCGGGCCGGTTATGCCGGCCCTTTTGTTTGCGCTTTGCGGTTGACGCCCAGGCGGTTCGCCGATCGGGGCCGGCCAGCGGTTCGCCCAGGCGCTTTGCCGATCGGGCCGGCCAGCGGTTCGCCCTCCGGCCAGCGGTTGACGCCCAGGCGGTTTGCCGATCGGGGCCGGCCAGCGGTTGACGCCCTCCGGCGCTTTGCCCTGCCCTCCGGCCAGCGGTTGACGCCCAGGCGGTTCGCCGATCGGGCCGGCCAGCGGTTGACGCCCTCCGGCGCTTTGCCCTGCCCTCCGGCCAGCGGTTCGCCCAGGCGGTTCGCCGATCGGGGCCGGCCAGCGGTTGACGCCCTCCGGCGCTTTGCCCTGCCCTCCGGCCA